CTGTTTTGCGGTCAATACAGCCCACGCCTGATACGGTATCGCTAATGGCCATGCTTGCAGGGCTATCAGCACCGCCATAAACAATAATGCTGTGTTCGCCAAAGACTACAAGAAAATCATTATGCGCAGCCAAGGCAACAATCTTGTCAGCACCATCAGGCCAAGCCTTTGCTACATCAATGTTGCCGCTAGACCCACCCGTAAAAGCATTGCCATCTAATAGATCAGACCAGTAAATAATGGTGTCATTACTAGCGTTGCCAGCAATAAACAGTCTGCCAAATGCAGCAAGCACCTCATTGGCCTTGAAGGTAGCGTTAGTAGCACCGCCGTTAGCTACCGTAAATGTTCTCAGCCCGTTGCTGTTGTCGTGAACAAGCGGATCATAACCACGTTGAAAGAAGTAAGCCTTGTCGTTGAAGTTTACGATCTTCCAATCATTAGCGGTGATCGTATATGAGCCAGGAGTTACGTCTGTCAGCGTAGTCGTGCCGCTCAGTATCTTGTTATTACCAGTGCTAAATATCGTTTCGTTGCCAGCACTGTCGTAGAACTCATGGATATTGTGGATATGGTCTGTACCCAACGCTGTCTTATTGGTAGTCAGGACATTATTACCCTTACGGGACGCCAATCGGCCCTGTCGATCAATAATCGCGTTATCTGCGATTTCTGCGAATGACGTATCTTGAGCAATAGGAGAATCTTCCGAGTTAACGCCCTTAAAGGCAGGGGCGACAAGATCAATGCTACGTAACGGTTGTGCCATAACCTATCCTACGGTGTGTAGAAAATTGTTTCTTCTGGGTGCTTTTGTGCATCCAGAGCAATCGCATCAGACAAATGTCTATCAGCAATTGCAAAGTATTCAGCAGTAGACGTGCCGCCTGTTTCACCTCTTTCCCTTGACAGCAGGGCTATTGCCATGTGCAAAACAGGGCCGCTAGGTATCGCAAGCGTATCCGAATCTGCTGACAACGCCACATTTCGCAACACTACGCGAACCTTTAGGGTATATGCCTGATCCGGTGTCGGGTATAACTTGACCTGAGTATCACCACTGCCATCAACACCAGCGTAGGTAAAGTATTTAGGCGAGCCTGTAACGGCGTCCTGAATAAAGTCCTTATCGTCAAACCAGTTCTGAGTCTGATACTCGACTAGGCAGTTAGAAGTATCATTAATAAAGTTAAGAACCTTACCTTCACTTTGACTTCCAGTTAGTGAATACAGATTGTCACCATTTGATGTAGTAATTGTTAAAGTATTTCGTAATGGCGACCAATCCCATGCAGTTTCTACAAGGTCTTTAGCATCATTTACATAATCACCAACCATCTTGCTATAAGTGCTTTCCGACACGTTGCTAACTTCATCTTCTCTAAGACGCCGCAACACCCCATTTACTAAATTTAAGTATGTCATTATGTAAACATCCCGCGATTTCTTTGAATAATCCCGTCTAGTGCATTGCTAGGACTATTTTCAATGCTTCTTTCTAGTTGCTGAACATAATCTGCTTGCCCTATAGAAACATTAGTTAATGCTGGAGTATCAAAACTTAGTCGATACATAAAATCCGTAGCTTTTGGAGCAGCTGCAGCAATACCTACCCCACCGCCAAAATCTTTAAATAGCTCAAATAAAGAATTTTCACCATCTTTATCGCCTTCAGGATTACTACTATCTTTTGACCCTACAATTTCCTGTGCCATTTCAGCGTCTTTATTAAATATTTGATCCTGGTTTTGCTCTTCACCATCCTTAGTATTTAAATCACTAGTTTCGGTAGTATCTTTATTTTCAACGTTAGTATTTGACTCTTCAGTATCTTTATTTTGAGTGTCAGCACTAGAATCCTCAGTGTCTTTGTTCTGGGCATCTACACTAGAACTTTCTGTGTCTTTATTTTGAGCATTGTTATTTGCATCCTCAGTATCCTTGCTCTGAGTATCTGCATTGGAATCCTCAGTGTCTTTGTTTTGGGTATCTGCAGATGAGTCCTCAGTGTCTTTGTTCTGGGTGTCTGTATTGGAATCTTCAGTATCTTTATTTTGAGCGTCTACAGTTGAATCCTCTGTATCCTTATTTTGAGTATCAACACTAGAGTCCTCAGTATCTTTGTTTTGCACATCCAATGATGAATCTTCGGTATCTTTATTAGAAACCAAATCAGTTACTTGCTCAGTATCTTTATTTTGAATTTCTACGATTTCATCTTCAGTATCTTTATTTTGAGTAGTGTCACCAAAAGCATCTTCTGTGGTGTCTTTGTTGCCAACAGACTCATTTATAGATTCAGTTAAATCTTTCTCTTTCTGTTCTGCCTCAGAAGTATCATCTGGCGTAGTATCTTTTAAAGCCTTTTCAGCAACATCTTTTGCTACTTGCTCTGCATCCTTGTCTTTTTCTTCTGTTTCTTCAGGATTTTCTTTAACCTCTGAAATGTTTTTTTCTTTTTGCTCTGTCTCTGTAGCTTCTTTTTCAGCCTGCTCCGCCGTAGTATCTTTATCTTTTGTTTCTTCTTCAGCTACCTGGGCATCCTTTTCTAACTGCTCTGCTGTATCACCCTGAGTGTCTTTTTCTTTTTCTTCTGGCTCAGTGGTATCTTTGTCCTTTTGCTCTGATTCGGTAGTCTCTTTATCTTTTTGTTCTGGTTCAGGATTTGTGGGAGTTTGATCGTTACCACCACCACTTAAAACAATACTGCCAAGAATATCTTTGTTAAAAAATAAAGAACTTTCGCCGCTTACACTTACATCAGTATCTTTAAAAAAACTTCCAATTGATGTTTCAGTTTCAGTATCTTGTTCTTCTGCTCCCTCAGAATCTTTTGTATCTGTATCAACATTCTGTTCTTCTGCGGTATTTGTTACTTCACCAGCAGCGGCTTCCTGTTCTTCTGTTACCTCACCTACAAACTTACCGTTTTCATCAATTTCATCTGCATGCTCTCCAAGCCAGTTATTAGCTTTGTCAGTTATTGCTGACGAGGCAGTTTCACTTTGGGCTTGTCTTGTGGCTACATCAACAGCAGCCTGGCCTGTGTGACAAACGCCAGCGGCAAAATAACCCCCGCTAGCAGCGCACTGCTGCATTATGGCTTGTCTTTGTCTTTCTCTTTCCTCAGCAGATTCTGGAGAAAGTGAGTTTATTAATACTCTTGAGCCACCAGTAGCAAATGTCTGGTTAAGCATACCTCCAACAGTTCCACCGCTAGAATCGCCACCACCTCCTAACTCAGCCTGATCTATTAATCTTCTTTCTGCCATTACTTAGCCCTTAACTTCATCAGCTTATCAGCACCACGGATTCCAAATGACGCAGATACCGCAAGAAATAATAAATACTGATACCAATCTGGAAGATTATCCAAAGCAGAAAAACTGTTAGAAACGCGCTGAAGAATAGCGGGGTCATCAACAATAACGCTGTAACCCAAACAAAAGAGTGGAACCGCCAATACAAGCGTCCAAAACTCGTCTTTCCAGCTACTAGCACTAGCATCTGCCATCTTTTCTTCCCAGGTGGCAGTGTTACTAATAACTTGCATCTTTGCCTGATGCTTGGCTTGGGACTGTTCATGGCGATTGTTCATCCATGTCTTTGCCAACCCTGCTACCGGCCCTAACAGTGCTTGTAACATTAGTCATCATCCTTAACAAATCGGCCTTTCTCATCACGCCTGCGCTTCCGACCTGTTAGCTCTTGAACTGTATCGGTTTCCCAAATACGAATACCCACCCAAACAATGGTAAATAGGGCAGAAAGTGGTGGAAGAATGGCAGAGACAGTGCCAATAACAGTACCGAAGCTAATTACATCTATTACTTGTTTTGTTGGTTCTTCCATTTTAGTTTCCCGATACTGACGTAATGATAAATGTAATTAATAACCCAGCTATACACACAAGAACTGCAATCCAAAATGATTTAATTAGTGCATCTTTTGCTTCTTGTTGGGCATAAACCTCTTTCTGTCTCTGTTCTTGAACTTCTTTCATACAGTTACGGTACTCTGTTACACCTTCATTACCGTATGCGTACTTCAATAATGTTATTAACTCTTTCTTTTGAGTTTCTATCCTTTTCTTTGCGGCAAACATTTGAGCCGCTTCTGCCTCTACTGAGCTTGCAAACACCACCTGCTTAAGTGGGTTGGTTCTTTTCTGTTGCCTTTTGTTTGCATACAAAACATCTGATGCGTGGCCTTGCCATCTGGCTACTACTTGAAACGTATCCTCGATGGACTTCCCTGCCTCAATAAATGCTTTGACCCCTGCGTATGCTTTTGTAGCTGCCGCCGCAGCTGTAATCGGGTCAATCATTTGTCACCTCGTATATAACGTAAGGATCACAATATGAATTAGGCCAAGGTAAATACCAGGTGTACGTTTGATCTGATTCGCTATTTATCTCCTTGTATCGACAAATCCTGTAATGCTCTAACCTCGTTCTGCTACCTATTGCCCATGTATAAATATAGGTATCAAGCACCAAATACAAAAAAATAACTTCCACATATCACGGTTTTTCAGGCCAGCTAATTGTGCCGGGAAAGTCTGTTTGCTGTGGCACGTCTCTAAGCGCCTGACGGTACGTTGTCATCTCTGTTGACATGGTTACATCAGATAGTCCGTAGTGGTCAGTTTCTTTTAACAATTCGTCACGCTTGGCTCTCTCTTTTGCCGCCAACGCCGCACTATTCGCCGTATCGTAAGCGGTCTTCTGTGCTGCTACAGTCTGAACATCACCATTTTCATCGGTATATTCAGTAAACATCTCACGCTCTACCCAAGCCTGCACCCAGTTGCCTTTAGCGTCCTGTACAGCACCGTTGCGTACTACTGACTTATAAGCAGCGCTAGGCTCTGGTGCAGGCGCCGCAAGGACAGGATCAACGCCCAGTGCGTCACACACGTTTGCAGTCCATACTCTAGGCAAGGACATATTCTTGTTGTCTAAACGGATTTGGCCTTGAGATTTAACCTCACCCGTTGCTCGTACTCTGTATTCAGACATAGTTGATAATCCTATGCGATTGCTAAAAAGATATAAGTTCCACCAGAAGCATTGAGGTCCGCTGGCGCTGATGATGTGATTGTAAATCCAGCGTTTAGAGGGTCTATGTAATCTGTGTTGGTTACATCAACGGCTCCGCTATTTAAAAGAAAATAAGGATCATTGCCAGCCACAATCCCTCTAACAGAGTCATACACATACCAATTACCTGATGAATCTGTACGTTTTATAAAAACAAATCTAACGCCAGCACTAAAACCACAATCTACGTTTAAGTCACTGCCTGTTCCTGTGTAAGTGCCAACTTTTGATACACCGTTTACTGAAGCAAATAAATAAGCTATGTAATTAGAGCCAGATGAATTTGTATAATACGCATCACCAACAGTAAAAGTCGTTGCTGTAGGCGTTGGGCCGCTTGTTCCAAAGTAATGCCCCGGACTAGATGTAAGCAACGCGCCAGCATCCCCAAATAAACGGTTTGCCGCGCCTATATCTTTAGTCCAGTGTATCCAGTCTGAAGCACCGCTCCTGCGCTTTACTATTATGTATTCTGGAGCAACACCTAAATTATGTGAAATTACTTGCGTATCTCCAGACCCCATCCCTCCAGTGCCATTTCCAGCATAAGCCACAACATCACAAAAACCTTTGGCTCTGCGAAGCATATAACTAACATAATTTGTGTCGGCAAAACTGTTGTTATACCAACCATCCATAAAATCCCATTCATGGTCATTGTTAGTTACTTCTGCCGCTGTAGAATGCGTAAGCAGATACTTTGGGCCTTGCAGTCTCGACCCCATATACATGGCCTTTGTATTGCTTGATATAAGATACCAACCAGCATCTACCGGAAAACTTGATGCGAAAAGTGGTGCGTTAGTCGTAGCGTTTGCTACAGCAAACAAATCAGTGGCTGCAAACTCTGATGCTGGCTTGTGGGGTCTGCGGATCGCCATATAGATATAGGTTGCGCCAGACGCATTACCCTCACTGCCATCAATAGACATGGTAAACCCTGTAGGCGTTGGGCTTACGGGTATATAGCCGCCTGTATATGATGTTTCCGCATTGGTATTATTAGCATTTAATCTTTTAGCAGTTCCAGCAGAGCCTATTATTTGTGATGTAGCACCACGCATTACGTCACATATAACCCAATCACCGTTGGAAGTAGCATTTTTTAACATTACCCACTGCGGCTCAAAGCCTAAATTAATAACTGGTGGGCTTGAGTAACTACCTGTACCCGTATAGCTTCCACAATGAATAATGGCTTCGTCAGAATTTTCGCCAAAGTCTTGTTCGTTATGTGCAAATAAGTAAGCAACATAAGTCATGCCGTTGCCGTTTACTTCATTAGCGCCTCCAACAGTAAACTCTGTTGCAGTGGGGGCTGTGTCGTTCCATCTAAATGATGAGTCACCAACACTGCCAGTGCCATTAAGTTGCAAATACTTATCTTCTGGGGCGCTAGCATCTGCTTTTCTATGATAGACCTCCCACGCTTCTCCATTACTCGTGCTTTTAACAATCATCATGCCAGGAACGGAGCCAAGATTATGGCTTATGGTGCGACCAGCAGTGCCATTACCTGTATAAGTAACAATGTCAAAAAACTTTTCTTGCTTGCGGAATGTCCAAGACACAAAGTCTATTCCGCTTAAGTTATGAGAGTTTTCGTTTCCTAGTGTAAATCCATTGTTATTAAAGGACGTAAGACCAGTGGAATATGTTACTTCTTGATAAGTGCTGTTTGGAAATATTGTCTTAGTAGCGCCTCTTTCGGTATCAATTACAAGATGGTTATTACTACTATTTCGTTGCTTAATCCAAACAAGACCGCCTTCGCCATTTAGGTCGATGCCGTTATTAATGCTAAGTGTTGCGGATGTGCCATCATACAAATACGTCGAAAACACATCATCAACGTAAACAGGGTCACCAGCGTTGCCAGAAGCGGCTTGTAATAGCTTGTTAGCTACACTCATGCCATTGCCTGCCCAGCAGTAAAGCCGTAGTAGTTAGTGCCACCGTCATAAGTAACAAAGACAAAAACATCTACATTGCCAGACCCAGTGCTTAACGTAGGCGCTGTAGCTGCTGCCCAATCAACACTAGAAGGCCATGTAATAGTTCTGGCTGAGGAGTCTTGAATAACCTTTAACGTAAACGCAGACACCCTTCCTGACGCCGCAGGATTGCTAAAGGTGTAGGTGACGTTTTCTGTCAGGGTATGCGTAAAGTTATCGCTGTCTCTTAGGTTAATAGTTGCGGCATTAGAGCTAGAGGTAATAGCTGTAGAGTTCTGCTCAGTAACAGCAGGCTCTTTAGATAGCTCAAGCATTAACTTGGTTGATGATATTGCAATACCAGCTACTACAGCAGGCACATCTGGCTTTAATCCTAATGAGCCATCGCCCTGAACGTAGTACACCTGACCAGGAGTAAGGCTAGACTGTGCATCATCTAACTCACCACTAATCTGAATGGTTGCTGTAGCACTGTTAGAGTAAGCTCCGTTAGAAATACCAACGTAGTTTTCAGGTGTAAGGTTTGTAGTAGTTGTATTTACAGTAGTTACAACGCCCTTACCTTTGCTTGAGTCATCATCATCATCGTAAAAAACAACACCTTTTTGTGCGTTAGTGTCGTAGACAACGGCTACTTTTGCCGCGTGTTCTGCAACTTTTAATGCTGTTCCAAAAGTAATACTTGTGCCACTAACAGTCCCTACAAATAACTCAATATCTTCAGTAGTTTCTTCCTGCAACACAACCAAAACAGTATTAGCAGTGCTGTTAAATGTGGCGTTGTGATATACGTTGTTTCCATCTAGTACTTGAACAGCAGTACCAAAGCTGATACTTGTTCCAGAAACAGTGCCAACAATAGCATTAGTTTCTGTGTCAGTATCGTCTTGGTAAAAAACAACTACCTTATTGCTGTTGGAATCAAATGTCGCCGCTGTCCACTCAGATCCATTGTTACCATCAAATACAACTTCAGAACCAAAACTAATAGAAGTCCCTGATACCGTACCGACAATAGCCGTACCTCTATTTGAGTTACCACCGTCACGATAAACAATTACAACTTTGTTGTTGCTTGAATCAAATGTTGCTGAGCTATAAATACTATTGGCAGAATTAAAAACAACTTCTGAACCAAAACTAATAGATGTACCACTTACTGTTCCTACAATAGCAGTACCGTAGTTACTGTTGCCGTTATCTCTATAGCAAACAACAACCTTGTTGTTGCTAGAGTCAAAAGTAATTCCTTGGTATGTTGTTTCAGCGTTGTTGTAAACAACCGCTGTTCCAAAAGATATAGAAGTCCCAGAAACAGTTCCTACGATAGCTGTTCCAGCACCACTAGAATTACCAGCATCAGCGTATGCAATAACAACTTTATCTGCATTAGTATCATAAGTGACAGCAATATAACTTGTGCCTCCTGCCTCAAACTCAACAGGCGTTCCAAAGGATATTGATGTTCCACTAACCGTGCCTACAGCGGCCTTACCTTTATTGCTGTCTCCTTGATCTGAATAAGCAACAACGACTTTATTGTTATCAGGATCAAATACAGCGGCAATACTTCCTGTAGTGCCAGACTCGAACTCAGCCGCAGTTCCTTTTGTTGGCGGGTCTAAAGCAGATACAGACGTACCTACGGCAGTGACCGTGCCATCAGAGTTAATAATTACCGTGTCGCCATTAGACAACGCACCAGAAGCCGTAGCTGTAAATGTGCCAGCAGATACGCTTTCAAACGCTAACTTTCCACTACCGTCTGTTTTAAGGAACTGCCCAGCAGAGCCATCAGCATTAGGAAGCTCCAAGCTGTAGGTAGCCGCTGCTGAGTGAGGTGGGCCTTTAAGCGTTACACCGTGTGAGTTTGACTCGCAGTTAAACCTGATCGCACCAGCATTGGTATTTCCATACAACTCTGTA